AACGCCCGCGCCGACGTGTAGCGTTTCGCCCTCTTTGATAATCTCCGCGCTTGCGTGAGTGTCGCGGCTAAAGTAGCTATACACGGTGCCGCTGGTTAAATTTACAAATTCGCCCTCTAAATACGCCTTAAGCAAATTTTCGGGGTATTGTTCCTTTAGCGTGTCGATAAAATCGGGCGGCAGATATTTATTATCGGCAGTTTTTGCTTTGATTAGCCGTTTGGCCTCGCCGCCTTTTTCTATAAAAATTTGATACGTGGCGCGGAAGCCCTCGGGCGTCGTCGTGATGATAAATTGCCTAGTGTTACCCGCTCTTAAGCGTCCTAGTAGCTTCTCGTAAGCTTTTAGCGCGATCTCGGTTTTTGACGTATCAAACTCGTCGCATATTATCCAGGCGGCGTTTATGCCGATAAGTCGCTCCCAGTTTTCCATACTACGGCATAAAATAGGCGTTTTTGCGCCGTTTACGTCCAGGGTAAATACCGCGCTTGATTTGTTAAATTTATAAGGCACGCGCCACTCAATTAACGCATTTTCAAGATCGCCGAATAGTATATCGCGCAAGAGCGGATAAGTAGGCTCGGTTATAACGCCTACGCAACCCGGGTTTAAAAACGCTAGCTGTAAGGCTTTTCTAACCGCGGCGTATGTTTTCCCCGCGCCGTAACCGCTGACTAAGCCGATTATTTTTGTGCTCGTATCGGCTAATAGCTCGTATTGATGCGGTAGCAGCTTGACCTCTAGTTTACTCATCTTTGCTTATCACGATTTGTTGAATTTGTGCTTCTTGGCTTACGTTTGCGTTGTTTATCGTAGTCTTTGAAAAGCGGGGATTAACGCCGAGCGTTAGGCTGGCTTTATCTATCGCGTCTTGCAAAGCTTTGAAGTCGTTTGCGTTTAATTCCACCGGCTCAAAATTTTGCACCCCGTCGCCGACGCCCACCTTTTCGTATTTGGTGTTTTTGTCTAGCATTTCAGTAATTTTTGCTAGGTTTTTTTGCGTGGCGTTTTCGATTAGCCGCCTATTATAAAATTCGTCTCTCGCAGCGTTCGCGATCGCGTTCGTTTGTTCGGGCGGTAATGTTTCTCTTGCCGACAGCAACGCTACTTGGGCGTTCACTAGGTGTTCGTTTTTGGCTTCCACCCCTTTTGTAATTTTATTTATCGTGCTGGTGGATAAATCGTATTTTTTAGCCAACTCTCTTTGCGAAAATTTGCCCGTCAAGTGGTCGGCTATTATTAATTTCCTTACCTGCCCTGATAGCTTCGCCACCCGCTCCCCTTAAAATTTAAACTCTAGTTGTTCTTTTTTAACCCTACGCGGGCGTTTAGTTTTATTTCTTAGCTTTGCGCCGCTTTTGTCGTACGACTTTTCAAATACGCTATACGCCTCAATGTTTGCGAAGTCGTCGCGGCTAAAGATAACGTCCGTTTTAGGGATTGTAGCTAATACGGCTTCTTTATATGGTTTCATCGGATCGGTTTTAAATTCGGTACGCACGCCCTCTAGCACATCGAGGTATTCGGGCTTATATCTGGCAAATTCTAAGTCTTTATATGCCCGCTTCGGCTCGATGCCGATTTTTAGCGATATTACGCACGCCATAAGACGGAAGTCGTCATTAAAAAACTCCGATAACGCATAAAATTTATCGACGTCGTATTTCAATCAGCGCGTTCTCCCTATCTCACTCTTGATAAAATCTATCGCCTCGCCCGAGCCGTAGCAAACTTTCGCTTTTGCGTAGCCGTAGCAGTTGATAGTATCTACCCAATCCTCTTGCTCGTCCGATACCCTGCTTAGGCTCTTTTTTGCGCGCTTCATCTCGACAAATACGATCTTGCTCGGCAAAAATACGAGCATATCGGGAAAGCCTGCGCTAGTTCCCATTGCCTTTAGTTTCTTTTTGTATTGCACGCTAGCTACTCTTTCGTTTGCTACGTGCGTAAATGGGATTTTATTTACCCTTAGCCAGTCGGCAAAGAATTTCATCTCCCAATCTTCCAGTGGCACTTGCCCCGTAGCTTTTGCATACGCTAGGGTGTTTTCGTATTTGGGTATCATTAAAACAGCGCCCCTCCCTTGCTTTTGTAAATCATATAATCAGACTTAGCGCCGTTGCTAAGACTAGCTTGCTTTATTTTGTAATCCTTAAAAACTTCGTCGCCGCACTCTATCCTATCGTCGATATACGGCAATATGTCGCTATTTTCGCTTGAAAAAAATATAAACGGCTCGCGCGCTAGCCTAATCAGCTTTAAAAAATCCCTTAACCCCCAAAAGCATTTATACCCAGTCTTATCCGTTTGCAGATACGGCGGATCTAAAACCGATACGACGTCCTGCCCGTCAAATTCTTTTATTAGTTCCATTGCGTCTTTGCGGGCTATCTCTACGCCCTCTAAATAACCTTTAGCGCTATACTGCGGTACGGAGCCCTTGACTCTCGAAAAAAATCTTTTCTCTTTTTTAAATTCAGCCTCGTTATGCGCATAGCTCCCGCCGTAAAACAAAACGGAGCTAAACGTCAGCCAATCGATATAAAAGCCTTTGTTTTTGAAATCATCTAAGATCTCCGTTATCTCGTCTTTATCCTCGGGGCTTATCGATCTACCTTTGCCGTATTTTTCGTAAATAGGTTTTATCGCGCGTAAGATTTCGTTCGTCTCCTTAATATGTGCCAATCTCTCGTAGTATCCGTCGTAGTCGTTGTATATTACGCGAGCGTTCGGATAGATCTGTTTTATGTTGTGGCTTAGTAGCCCGGAGCCGCCGAACGCGTCGATAAATATCCCGTTTCGGTAACGGCTAAATTCGTCTTTAATAAGCTCGTTAAACAGCTTTACGAAATTTCTTTTTTGCCCTTGAAAAGGCAAAGGCGCGCGGTTAAATTTAGCTATCAAAATAGCCTCCCTTGGTCGCCTTTTACTCTTAACTCGCCCTCGGTGAGCCTTACGCATTCTTTTCCGCCTGCAACGAGTATCACGACTTCGCAGCTTTCAAAATCTATTCGCGCCACGTCGTAGAAATTTCCTCTGTCCGCGGGTCTAAACTCTAATTTCATCGTAAATCCGCCCTTTCCAACGTCTCGTTAAAATAAACCTCTCGCGGCTCTTTTTTAAACAAATCGGGAATTTTTACTTTCCATTTTTTGCCGCTATCGCTTAAGCGGTCTTTATCGCAGATTAGCCACCGCTCGTTCGTTTCTTTGTCGTATTCGACGTAAAAGATCATATCGCTATCGTAGACCTGCTCGTTACCGCCTTTTAATCCTAGTTGCCCGGTTTTCAGGCTTTCGTTACTGCGTTGGTTTATTAGCAGGATTATCGCGCCTAGTTCTCTGCAAAGACGGCTTAAAACGGCTGAAATTTCCATATTTTTTAAATACTCGTCCTTTTGCCCTTTGATTTGGATTTTCATACGGCTATCTATCGCAAATATCTTCACGCCGTAGTCTTTAGCTAGCGTCCTAATATCAGCCTCGATTTGGTCTAAAAATACGCTCTCGTCCAGAAAATACGTGTTGGCTCTAAAGGCTTGTTTTGAGTATTTTAGCTTGCGGTATAGCACCTTGTCGTGCATCTCAAAGCTAAAAAACGCTACTTTTTCGCTCTCGCCCAGTTTTTGCAGAATTTGCAGGATTAAAAACGTCTTGCCCGCTCCGCTAGCCCCGGCGATATTAATAAAGCTTCCCTCGGCAAACCCGCCCCGGGCTAGATAGCTATCAAGCCAGCCAAGCCCGGTAGGGATAAACCTAAGCGCGGGTTGGGCGTCTAGGAATTTAAACCTGCTTTCTAGCGTTTGATAGCTCTTTTTGGTTTTTAGCCCGATTAGTTCGTTTTTAACCGATAGCAAAATCTCGATATTTTCCTCGACCGCGGCTAAAAAGTCGTCCGAGTTTCTAAAATTGGCGGGGTTTAAATCCCTCATATTAGCTCCTTAGTTTTTTAAAGGCCGCTTTGGCGGCTCTTACGGCTTTGATCTCGTTTGCTACGGCGCGAAACGTGTTTACGTGGACTACCTGCGGCGCGCCTAGGACTTCGCAAATCTCCTCCGTAAACGCCTTTTGCTCCGCGCTTTGAGGGGCGGCCTTAGTCTTAGCTTCTAGCAAAACCCAGATAGCCTCGTAGCCCTTGTCTAGGTTTTGGTTTATAAACTCGGCTATTTTGCGTCTTTGTCCGCTAAAAAGCTCCAGATCCGCTCCGCGCTCTACTTCCCAATAAATCTCCTCTTTTTCGTATCTAGCGTCGCAGAAAAGCATAGAGCAAAGCAACGTTCGCTCAAGGTGGATTAGTTCGTTATCGTTCATTTATCGCTCTCCTAGGGTTTCGTATTCGTCCAGATAGCTTTTAGGCCTAGGAGGTTCTCTCGGCGGCGAATTAAATTTGCCCTCGTTTCTAGCCCAGTTTCTCATAGCGCTTCGCCAATCTTTCATCGCAGCCTTGCCTATTACCCAGCCTTTGCTTTCGTAGTAGTCGTAAAACTCTTCACAGTCCATTTTTAAATTTCTTTCTAGCTTGTAGTTTTCTAAGTCTTGCAAACTAGGCTTAACGAAGTTTTGTTTGCGGGTGTGTGTGTTTTGAATTTCCGAAGTTTGATTTTTTGAATTTTGCAAACTTTCTTTTTTTATATTTTTTCTTTCTCTATCTCTTATATCTGTCGTTACGTTTTCGTTACCGCTTGTTACCTCGTCGTTACATTGTAACGCTTCAACGTCTTTTTTCTTGGCTCTTAATTTCCTTACTCTCTCGGCGCTGTCGCTCTCGGTGCCTATTAGGTTAATTACTTGGCTTAAAGAAAACTTATTGTCAAACTGCTCTAAAAGCCCTTGCGACAAGAGAAAATTTAAGGTTACTCTTATGTTGTCCTCGTCCTCGTCTATTATCAAGCTTAGCTCTGCTTCAAAGGTCGGCTCTATTCCCTCGTGAGTTAAAATTCCTCCCGTTTCAAGGCTCAAAAGCATAAGCTGTAAGTATATGCAGGTATAGGTATCTCCGCCCGCTATACGCCTAAGCTTTTTTACCCGCGGGTCTTTAAAGAAATCTTTTTGTAGTTTTAGCCAATAATATTTTTTCATCGCATTCCCCCTATCTTATGTCTAGCCGTATTATCGGACAGATAATCGACTTTTATTGCCCCGCTTATCATTAGTTCGCCTCTGGCTCTTACTAGATCAATCGTGCTAAATTTTAGGTCGGCCAAGATGTCGCGGTCGGCTATTATTAAGCCCCAGCCTTTGTTTTGCAGATACGCGTAGAGTAAAGCGCGTTTATAGTCGCCCAAGAGGTTTATTAACGTTAAAATTTCGTTCATTCCTCATCCCCTTTAAATTTTTCTATTATTAATCCTAAAAATACGGCCGACGTGAAAAAGCAAATCGCCGAAAAGCCGAGAATAATCCAAATAATCAAGGCTAGCAGTTTCATTTCACGGCCTAAATTTGAAGTAATTTATTAGCTCAAACAGCAGCACGCCGATCGCAAAAGACGCGATGATAAACTCAATATCAGGCATCACGCCACCCTCTCGACTACTTTTAAAATCTCCGCGCTGTGCCCCGTAACGGCGTCTTTTTTTGTGCCGATGACTGCTAGATAACCTTGTGTTACTAGCTCGTTTACGCGCCCGCATACGGCGCACTCTTTGAACTTATGCGTTTCGCCGTACCAGCGCGCTATTTCTTGCCTTGTCGCGCCGTTTGGATGCAATTTAAAGCATTCATACACCTGCGCACGTTTGCCGTTTAGAAACGGCTTTATGACACGGTATGCTTTGATTGACGTTTCAGCTATCATCTCACGCTCCTAATCTAAATTCTTTATTTTTCGCGAGCTTTACGCGCTCTAGAATCATTTTTACGACGTTTGCGCTCATGGCGTTTCCGGCTTGCTTATACGCCTGCGTATCGGAAACTACGATTTTGAAACTCTCGGGGAAACCTTGCAAGCGTAAGCACTCCCTAGGGGTTAGCTTGCGTATGCGCTCGCCTTTTAGCAGATTATTTTGCTCAAAGCTATTTGAGTTAATCGTAGGGCAAAAATCAAACTCGCCGCCTTTATTAAAACCTCGCGCGCGTTGTAAAATTTTCGGCTCTTGATTGCCGCCTTGCGCCGTGTGTACAGTCGGCGCCACTCCGTCGGCATCATAAACGCGTTTTATTATGTCGTTGCCTTTTATGTCGAGCTTACCGACTATTTTTATGAAGTTATCGGTGCGACGACTTCCGGCCGTAGTCATTATGCAATTCCCTACATCGCCTAAAGACTTTGGTGCAAAGCTACCCTTAAAATCGTTTTCTTTTTTCTTAAGGCACGCGATCATCTTATCGCTCAAAAAATATTTTTCATCTACTTCGGTATCGAGCATATCGCCCAAATTTAGTTTTAGCGGTCGCTTGGGCGCATAAGAAAAAGCGTGATATTCGTCCGCGTTCAAAAACCCCACGATATACAACCGCTCTCTATTTTGCGGGATGCCGTAGTCTTTGGTGTTTATGATTTCGGCGTGGCAATGATAGCCTAGCCCGCGCAAGGCGTCTAAAAACCTTTGATAGCTTTTGCCTCCGTTTATGGATAAAAACCCTTTGACGTTTTCATAGACAAAGATGCTAGGGCGAGCTTCGCTAACGACGCGGTAAAATTGCCATATCAGATTGCCTCTTTCTCCGTCCTCGCCCGCGCGTTGTCCTGCGATTGAGAAGTCTTGGCAAGGACTACCGCCCATTAAAATTTCTATTTGCCCGGCGTAAGCTCTAGCGTCAAGCTCTTTGACGTCGGTAAAAAATCTCGCCTCGTCTATCTCGTGATTGGCTAGGTAGCTAAGTCGGGAAAATTTGTCTATCTCGCAGGCAAATACCGTCTCTACCTCGTCAAATACTTCGCTAGCGGCAAACTCGGGCGCGCCGATACCGGAAAAGAGAGTGGCGAGGATCATTTTTTAGCCTTTTTGGCTTTGGCTTCTTGCTCGGATAGCCATTTGGGGAATTCTTTCCCCCATTTATCAAATGGGACAATCCGCCTGTTACGATCTCTAAAATTTGGATTCGGTTTTCTATTGCCGTTCATAACGCTTCTAGGCATTGATGTTTCGCCATACTCTTCTAATAGTTTTTTTTTGATAGTTTCTCTTAGGTTTTTCATACGCTAATGATACAATACGTGTCTTTATATTTTTCTTAAAAAGAAACCAAATGTGTTTAATTTTCTTGTATAATGATACAAACGGTATCATAAAGGAGACATTATGGCATTGGCTGAAATACTCAAGTACTATTTGAATAAAAGTGGAGACACGGCAAAAAGTATCGCCGAAGAGCTAGGCGTGACTAGGGCAGCTGTAACCAACTGGAGCAACGGCATAAGAAACCCAAAAGACGCGGCGCAGTATAACGCGTTAGCTGATCGCATGGGGATTCCGGTTGATAAACTACTAGATGATACTTTTTTGGAAGACCATGAGATAGCAGAGCTTTTCTCTGACGATATTAAAAATAAAAAATGGCAACTTAAAAGAATGAAAAATTTAATCACGATTAACTATTATGAAGACGTTGAAGCCTCTGCTGGGTACGGCGTAGTTAATGCAGAAATAAAACCGCTACAAGTAGATGTAAGCCCAGAATTTTTAGAAAACGTATTATCTATTCCGCACTATGGCAATATTGATGTGGTCAAGGTGCGTGGCGATAGCATGGAGCCTTTTGTTGGCGACGGGGAAAGAGTAGTCATAGAGCGTGAAGCGGAGCCAAAAAATGGGGATGTAGTAATAGCAAACTATAATGGCGATATTTACGTCAAGAAATTTTTTAAGAAGCCTCCTAAAAAATATGTAAAATTAAGTTCAATGAATAGCTTTTATCCAGATATTGAGCTAGAGGGCGACGAGGTTGATAGCCTTATTATTGTAGGTATCGTTCGCGCCAAATTTAACCTCAATATTAAGCTTTTTTCATAGTAGCCCGTAGCTACTCCATAAATTCAAAGAGGTTTTAGGGAAATTTTTAAAAACAAGGCGCTAAATATGACGGTAAAAGAAACGCTGGAACAAATGAAAAAAGAGTTATTTTTTAACCTAGAAGCTGTATGCAACAGAGTAGAAAAGCTCGACGACAAGATCACTAGTATAAGAGACGAGGTGCAAAAAGAGCAAAAAGGCCAAGAAAAAGATTTCGAGCATTTTAAAGAAAGAGTTAATTTAAAAATCGAGAATATGCAAAATAATATAGATTGGATAAACAAATATACCGATAACGACAGGTCTGATAACAAAGAGAAAAAACAAAACGCATTAGCCGTCGTTGGGATCATAGTGGCAATCATTATAGGCCTTGCAAATTTTTGCGGTATTACGCTTCAAAGCGTTGAAAAATACTTTAAAGGAGGATCCGATGAAATACATACCGACTCTAAAATATAAAGAAAGGGTCGACATAAAGGCATATAGAGGGCTAAGCGAAAAGCTACAAAGCGATATTACCCCCTTAATAGAAGTTTTCCAGCCCGAAAAAATTGAGCTTGGAAAAATGAAAGAAAACGAAAAATTTTTCATAAATCTAGGATACGACTTAACATTCTTAGAATACGTAGAAGCGCTTGAAAGTATACGCAAAACGCATCCTAACGCTATCCCGGTAATTAATTCAAATCATTATTTCAACTCTCTTTCTAAAAAAGAATTAGTAGGGGCAGTCAAGAAATTAAACGAGCTAAATTTCCAAGAGCTTGCGGTAAAAATAAACAATATACATAACTTCTACGTACAAGATCAGATGGAATTGGCGTTAATTATGTTAGACGAGATTGAAAGCGCCACGTTTTTCTTAGATGTAGATTATGCTTACAAGATACCGAGCGTAGATAGACTAAAAAATATTTTTACAAACACCATAGATAGATTAAAAAGTATGATCGGCGACGGGATTAATAAATTTGTCTTGTGCGGGTCTATAGTGCCGATACAATCAAGTAGTTTCTTAAGCTATGAAGATGAAGAAAGCGACAATAATATAGGCGCAAACAATATAGAAAATATTTTATACCGGGCATACCGCAATATGTTAAACGGTAATGGCGAACTAGAATTATATTACAGCGACTATACTATAGATGAAAAAAATACCTTACTGGACGATAATGTTATTATTACTACGTTTTACCCGGTAGTAAAATATACTATAGAAGATGGGGATATTATGGTATTTAAATCAAGCGGGCGAAGAGAATTTTCAAAATATCCCGAAATAGCTCAAAAAATATCTAGTATGATAGAGTTCAGGGGCGAAGAACACTGTGAGGGGTGCAGATACCTTAAAAACATTTCTGACGGGCGCAACAATACTGGAACGCCGGCTACGTGGAAGTTAAATATGATAACGCATCATATCGCCACTATGGCGGAATTGCTCAAATAAAACTAGGCTGGGTAATCCCTTTTAAAATCCCGAACGGGATCTCCGAAAAAGGGGTTACTTCTAATTTTTTCTCAATAATTCTTTTCGGGAATAACTCATCGTATTTCTTCAACGATACCAATTCTTTTATTAGCTTAGCCTCTTTTGCGTATCTTTCTTTTAGCCGAAAAACCGTTAAAGCTTTTATTTCTTGCGAGGTAAATTCTTTTTTCATCTTATTTTCCGCTTCGTTCTGACGAAGAGCCGACGCCCCGGCAAACCCCCTAAAGGCCTTTTTAAACTCCACCCCCCACCAATACCGCAAATAACTATCGACCGAGATTTCTCTATCTTCCGGGTCTCTTAGTTTTTCCATATCGTTGCCTGATATTACGAATATTCCGACCTCATTAGGTATATCGAGTTTTTTTAAAAACTTCTCGTGTATCACCACCGATACTTTGTTGGCGTATTGTAAGTATTTAGATATTTGATGCGGGAGCCTGCTGGTGTTGTCTTTTTCGGATTTTATTTCGTAAATAGAAATTCCGCCGTTTAGGGCTAACAGATCGGCTCTGACGTATTCTTCGAATTTGTTGGTATATTTGTTGGATACCGTTACTTCGGGAACGACTACCGAATGTTTTTCATTCTTGTATAGCCACTTGGCTACTTCTATTTTTATATCTTTTTCATTCATAATGCAAATCCTAGCAAGCATTATACCAAAAACATAAAAATACGCGAAATAAAGATTAGGGTTTTGGCTAAATGCCCTTACGCTTGTTGTTTTTGTAAATATCTAGGATAAAGATAGTATGGTAGCAAGCGGCTACGCGTGGGCGTATTGTAAGTTTTCAAAGAAATATGCCCCGCAAGAGAGCCAAGCAAAAAAGCAAGGCTTGGGGCTTTGGCGAGATCAAGAGCCTGTCCCGCCGTGGGAGTGGAGGCAAAAATAAATTATTTCTCAGAGTTATAAAAGCTTGCGATGCTAATCAGCTTTTCGCCGTTTTTGTAAATATCATCAATACTATTGATTAAAATTTTGTCCTCATTTTTCTTTTTATCTACTATGCCGATGTATTTTTTACTACCGGTTAGATAAAGCCTGCAAATAGTCTTGCGGTTGTTATCATCAAACAGCACGGCAAAATACGACTGTGCATCGCGATAATTTACGCGCTCTAACGGTACCGACTGGCACAAAATGGCGCGGACAATATGGAACGCTTCTATTTCCTCGTCAGTCGTTATGATTTTAGGCATTTTTAGGTCATCGCCTATTTCTAATCCTTGCTTGTCTCCGCTTTTGTCTATTTTGGCAGCATCTAGCCGCTCATTTACGCTGTCGGTTATGTATTGCGCGATTGTGTTTTTTATTGCCCCCGCAAACTGTTCTATTATACGATCCGTTACGACGCCCGTATATACTTTTTTGATAAAAAACTTGATGAATTCTTTG